TATCACGTTTCGTTGAGTTTGTCAAATATTTTTTGGATGAAGGCAGAAGAAGTGGTAGTTTTCTTAGCAAGAACACCAAACCAATGTGCTGGTATTAATTCGGAGATATATTCGAGAGGTGCTGCAAAAACGGCATCAAACCGATCAACATTGTCCAAAACGTCATCCTCGATGTTATCTTTGAATAGTATGACATGATACTCATCTCCAAGGTCCGAACCACCTACCTTGATTCCTGGATTCTTATAGATGGCGCCTTCGATGTGAACTGTATCCTTTTTAGGACCCGGTAAAAAAAAGTAGGCATCGAATTCTTCCTCAGTTAGTACCTTTAAGAAGTCTAGCATTGTATTCCTTGATATGTGATTTTCTGACTCGTACCATTATCCATGTATTGTAGTAATCTTCCGATTCCATAACACCACGAATAAACTGTTCTTTAGCTTCGAGATAACCACATTCTCCCTTGGACTGGCAAAGATGCAAAATTTCTCGACTAAAGTTTTCATGACCTAATGATAACACATCTTGCTTCAGTATGTCACTACTTCCATAGTAAGTTTGCCAATCACTTGGAGCTTTATACTTCTTTTTCTTACCTTTGACTTGCTTGGTTTTGGCAGAATAGAAAAATTTCTTGCCTATGTATTTCCTACCATTCGTCAGGTTTTTAATCTGATACACGAACCCGTAATTATTACCAATCAAATCTTCCGTAAAATCTTTACCATCATATTGCCAGATTAATCCCATTCTCCATTATCCATATCATCTTCTTCATCCTCTATATAGTCCTCGGATAATTCTTCGATAATTTCACCACAAAATGGGCAATGCTCTGGCAATTCTTGTGAGACCATTTCTTCCATAAATTCCACCGTATAAGTTGATTCACAGTTGGAACATTCTCCAGTTAGAACCTTGTTCGACATTTTTATTCCTTATTTGGCCCACACATCACCCCAATCTCCGGACAAAGCACCTTTTGCATAATCGGTCGCTCTGTTCTCAAAGAAGTTTGTATGTGTTGGTGCGTTAATCATTTCCTCCACCCACGGTAAAGGATTACGTTTCACTTTAAACTGACCTTTGAGTCCTAAAGAAATCAATCTGCGGTCTGCAATATAACGAATATATTTCTTAACATCTTCGGATGATAAATCTTCCATACCACCCATTTGAAAAGCTAAATCGATAAATTTATCTTCCAATTCTACCATCTTCTCAGCAATGGTGTATAATCGACCTTTCAATTCATCGTTCCAAATTTCACGATTTTCTTCTATATATGTCCTAAACAATTTAACCATATTCTCGGTGTGTTGTGTTTCATCAACAATAGACCAAGTTACAATTTGGCCCATGCCTTTCATTTTACCATGGCGTGGAAAGTTTAATAACATAATGAATGAACTAAACAACTGCATGCCTTCAGTAAAGGCCGAGAACACGGCAATATGTGTTGCTGTGTTTTCTTTTGTGGTGTTTTTACTGGAGATGTCCATAACATAGTCATGTTTCTCTTTCATTTCAGCATACGCCATAAATTCATTGTATGTAGTGTCCGGTAAACCGAGAGTTTCAATTAAGTGAGAGTATGCAGCAATGTGTAATGCTTCTCTTGCAGCAAAACCCAAAAGCATCATCCGAATTTCGGGCTGAGGGAAATAAGGAAGATAATTATTAACATAGCCACCAGCAACGTCAATGTCTCCTTGGGTGAAGAATCGAAAGATGTGTGTGAGAAATTGTTTTTCTTCTTTGGTGAGTTTCTTTTTCCAATCTTTAACATCTTCGAGCATAGGTACTTCGGTATGGAGCCAATGTGATTGCTCATGCTTAAGCCAAGCATCATAAGCCCAAGGATAATTAAAAGGTTTGAAATATGTGCGCTCATCGGTAACCCTCGATTCTATTTTCTTAATCATTATTCTCTTTACTGTTAAACATTAAATGATGAGCCACATCCGCAAGTGCTTTTAACTTCTGGATTGGATATGACAAATTGTGAATTGAATTTTTCTTCTTTATAATCTAATGTTGCTTCCATTAAATATTGTGCTGACATGGAATCAACAAAAACTTTAACATCATCTTTTTCAATTACAAAATCATCTTCTTCTTGATTTTCATCAAAACTAAATTCATATTGAAATCCTGAACAACCTCCTCCTTTTACGGACATTCTTAATGCCATATTAGGATTCTTTTCTTCTACAATCAAATCTTTTATTTTACTAAATGCGTTATCGGTTACTTTAACCATTTTATACCTTACATGAACATTTAAGTTCGTAATCTTTTATCGCTGCTTTAATCGCATCTTCAGCAAGTATTGAGCAGTGGATTTTGACTGGTGGGAGAGCAAGTTCTTCCGCAATCTGAGAGTTCTTAATCGATCCTGCCTGCTCAAGCGTTTTACCTTTGACCCACTCGGTAACGAGGCTCGAGCTAGCGATAGCCGATCCGCAACCGTAAGTTTTAAATTTTGCATCTGTAATAATTCCATCTTTTACTTTGATTTGAAGCTTCATTACATCACCACACGCTGGAGCACCCACCATGCCGGTACCCACATCATCATCACTTGCATCCAATTTACCTACATTTCTAGGATTTTCATAATGATCTAATACTTTATCTGAGTAAGCCATTTTATCCTTCGCATGCAATACAATCATTGCCTTGGGCTATTTGTGTCATATCTAATTCTTTAATCACGTTTCTTTCAATCCTTTTAGAAACTTTATCTGCTTTACCAATCTTTTCAGAACGGCAATAGTATAATGTTTTTAATCCTTTTTTCCATGCCATAAAGTGAATTGCATGGATATACTTAATGTGAACATCTGGTCTAAAAAATAGATTTAATGATTGTGCTTGATCGATGTATGATTGGCGGTCAGCAGCAAGGTCGATAACCCAACGTTGATCAATCTCCATGGAAGTTTTAAACACATCTTTTTCTGCTTGCGTAAGAATATCCAAATGTTGGCACGAACCATCATTAGCAATAATGGAAGACCAAACATCATTATACTCATCAGTATCAATTTCATGTTTCTCATTAGCTAAATGTTTTTGAATAATAGCATCTAACCATTTATTCTTGTTTAAGAAAGAGCCCGAAAGAGTATCCTGCCGATAAGCGTTGGCACGGTAAGGTTCAATACTAGGACTAGTATTCCCCATGATAATGGAAGAAGAAGCATTGGGAGCAATAGCCATAAGATGACTAAACCTACGACCGGTACCAGCCGCATCAGGAGCTTCACCTCTCTCGGTACCCAATTCAATGTTCGCTGCATCTAATCCCTTTCGAATAGTTTTAAATATCTTGTTATTGGCTACTTTGGCCATAACTCCCTCAAAAGCGATCCCGTTACGTTGTAGGTAAGCATGAAAGCCGAGAGCACCGATACCAATAGAACGCTCTCGTTCAGCGGAGTATCTAGCCCTAGAGATATCGTCAGGAGCATTAGCAATGAAGTAATTAAGCACGTTATCAAGCATTTCAGCCACATCTTTAAGAAAAAGTTTATTGTTTTTCCATTCATCATAGGTCTCCAAATTTAAGCTTGATAAACAACATACGGCAGTTCTCTGTTCGTTTGTTGGTAAAATAATTTCTGAGCAAAGGTTTGATTGATGTACCTTCAATCCTTTTTCTTTTAGAAAAGATGGAAGTTCACGGTTACTTGTATCGATATAGTGAATATAAGGTTCACCCGTATTCATACGAATTTCTAACAGTTGCTGCCATAGGTGTCGAGCAGATACAACCTCACGGATTTCTCCTGAGTGTGGATCTTTTAGTTCCCAATCATCACTCGCTTCAGGATCCAACATGCATCTTTCTAGAATTTGCATGAAAGAATCGGGAATGTTTACGCCGTGGTGTAGATTTAAACAACGAACATTTGGATCGCCTGTCGGCTTACGCATTTCTAAAAAAGGAATGATATCAGGATGAGATATATCAAGGTAAGCGGCATAAGAACCACGCCGAGTGCGACCTTGGCGATAGGCCAAAGAACTCGCATCGTAAATTTTGAGATGAGGCATAACGCCTGTTGACTTATCATCAGCAGCACGGATACCAAATCCGATACCAACACCGCCGCCAAGCATAGAGAGCCAATTAGTTTCCGAAAGGTTATCAACTAATCCCTCCGCAGTATCTTCAATATAGTTAAGGAAGCATGATATAGGCATGCCACGCTTACTACGACCAAAAGAGAGAATGGGAGTAGAATAAGAGAGCCAATGTTTACTGCTGTATTCATATAATCTTTGTGCATGATCTAAGTTTGTTCCAAATGATTTTGACACGAAAGCGAACCTGTGTTGTGGAGAAGTTTCATCTTCTCGCATATAAGATTCTTGAAGCCTTTTGATTCCAAGTTCATCGAATAGTTCATCTCGCTTTAAATCTATGTTGATGCCAAAATAATCCATAATCACCTTGTTATTGTTATTGTTGAATGATATACTACTTAACCTTTTTTAAATCTTTTTCCAGTTCACAAACTCCATCATCGCTCTCAAATTAACAAAGGTATTTTTATCTATAAATTCTTGAATTTCATCCGGTGAAAAACCATCAAGAATCATATCATTAATATCTTTAGCCTCTACCATTTCTGGCCAGATTACCACATTAAAATGGTTATCAATTGCGTGGTGGATCTTGTTAACTATTTCTTTGTTACGAGGCTCGTTATCAAAGATTAAAACCACCTTGGACTTGTCCAATACATCGGTAATCGATTCCAAATTAGAGTCTGCCGTTGCTACTGCATTTTCTAGAAACATTGAATCAATTGGACCTTCTACAACATATACTAACTCATCCGTATCTATCCTGTCAAGGCCATAAACTTTTTTATTATCATCATGTAGCTTCAATGTTATGTATCTAAGTTTGGATTCACCTAATGATCGACCTTGTACGGCCAAAAGATTCTTTTCTTTATCATAGAAAGGTATAACTAACCGCTTATCATTTTGGTGAAGGCCTTCTTTCTCAATCCCCAAACTTTGTATGAAGGCTGCAAAATCTTCCGCATAATATAGTTGCGAATAAAAGGTCTCCGGGATCCTTCTTTGCTGAATATAGTTTTTAGCAAAATGCGCCTCTGGTAACGACTCAATTGTTGGAAGTTCCAAGGCTTTTTTGAAAGTAGGTCTTTCTGTTTTAAATTCTTCAAATTCCGGCTTCGGATAGTTGTTGTTCCCTGTTTCACCATTTTTATATCTTTCAAGCTGATACTCTTGTAACAGATTTGGATCAACCTGTTTCAGAAAATTATAGAATGTGGTCGACACACCACAATTATGACACATATAAAAGTAGTCATTTTGTTTTCGATGAATGTAACCACGAGCTTTTAGCTTATTCTTCTGTGAGTCGCCACAGAGCGGACACCGGAAATTATAAAGGTCATCCTTCTTTTTGGTAAACCTTTGTAATTTCGGCGAAACCTGTAACAGGAAAGACCTGTCAATAAAAACACTCATAATATTGTAATACCAATCAAAAAATAAAAAACTAATTAACCATGAAGGAACTTGGCTATTGTATCAGTATCGAAGTGAGAAATCAACCATGATACAACAATAATACCACCGGCAAGCATCCATTTGTATTGGTTGAGTTTATCCAGAGATTCTTTCTCGGATTTGTTATGGGTGTTAATCTCAGCCCGAAGCTCTTTGATTTCTTCCATAATGCGCAATTCGGTAATCTGGACTTTATCGATTACAGTATCGATGCGGTCGTGAATGTCCTTGATTTCGGCATTCTTTTCCATTCGTTTTTGTTCCATCTCTTTGTAGATTTGTGTGGCGTATCGTTCTTGTTGCATGACAAGCTTTTCGATTACATGATCCATTTTTTGACAAAGAGAAGTTATCGTTGCCACTTGGGTTTTCAAAACACCAACATCGACTTTTAATTCTGTAACATTATCTGGCATCGCTATTCTCTTTTATTTATTAAGGTTATTAACGATTTCTCGTTGGTATTGTTTGTATTTCAGTAGAATTTTCTTCTACTGTTCCACCAGCTGCAAATCCGCCACCCATGCCAACACCAAATCCCAAGCTTGCTATTTTTTCTCTCGTTCTACCATAGGATGAAATTCCTAATATAGCACCCATTGCCAAATAAAATAATCCACCACCACGGAGTGTCATTGGTTCCCATTGTGTGTAAACTTTTCTCTCGTTCTACCATAGGATGAAATTCCTAATATAGCACCCATCGCCAAATAAAATAATCCACCACCACGGAGTGTCATTGGTTCCCATTGTGTGTAAACATGGCCCGAATACTCACCTTGTAATATTGTCCAACCTACTGGTGCAAGTATGAAATCGAAAACACATATACACAAAAATGTCCAAGCCATATATGGACGCCAATTTCTTGAAATCCAATCATTTTGATAAATTTGTTCAGTTTTTTTCTTAGTCATTTAACTTTTCAATATTAAAAGAGCTTGATTATAATTTGCTCTTCTTTCTAATAAACCTGTATCGCCACCATTAACGATCCTACTAACCTTATCTATACCTTGTGTTTCAAGATAATGATTTAAATTTTGTGTTTTCCAAAACCAGCAAGCTGATTCTGTGGCACCATCCACCGTCAACAGATAATCACAAACCTCTTCAATCGGCATATTTGTGTAGTTAGCAAAATCTTGGTAACTACTTCTACCTGTTAGCTGTATGATCCCACGACCATGAAACAACCAACCGTCACCACTTTCTTCATCACCGTTACCCATACGATTGGCATAAACATAATTGGCAATCTTTTCTGG